CGCTATGTACCGCTTTCTACAGCATCAAGCTGGAGTGCCGGAAGTAGAAGGGGAGATGGGTCGCTTGGTAGGAAAAGAGAAACCTGCCAAACGTGCATCAGACACTTTTCTGGGTAAAAAGGGTTCGGTGTTGCCGCACCTACGCCCAAGAAAGAACCATTGTTACGTGTCACAAACAAAGCTAAAATTTTCAGTTGAGAGGCGCACAAGAGTATCCTTGCTCAAGGGAATATCAATAGTCAACCAATGGGACCAAACCCGAAAATTTAGAAAAGAGGAAGGCATGGGTAAACTCACCCATGCAGAGAACCAAGCCACAAAGGACGTGGATAGGGGATAGCGTGGTTAACAGCGTCCCCAGGAGTCAAAAGCCGACGCTCAATTAAGAACGCGGCACCAGCACCTTGCGAGTGAGACGAGGCGTGTCAACTATGACAAGGTCATCGCCAATCACGAGGCCGCCCACAGAGGAAGGAGGCGCAGTGACCGAGTTTTCAGGCTCTTCAACGAGAATGCTGGAGGGTTGGGATTTGCTCTCGAGAGTAACTGGCATGTAAGCGTGGACTTTGGGACGAGGCCGACAGGCAGCAATCTCGGTATCAACGAGAGCGGAAACGAGAGGATGAACAGAGTGCTCAGAGAGAGTTGGCAACGCTTCGCAATCTATCGCCGTGTACACTTGACGAGTGAGATCATCAGACTGAGCACGGGAAAGATACAAAGAAGGATCGGACTTGAGACGCATCGTGAGATCAGCGAGCTGGGCTTGCAAGTCCTGAACAGTAGGAACGGGAGGGGGGCCAACTGGATAAGGGTGGATCATAAGAAAACACTCTGGAAGGGAATCGAGATAAGCCTTTGCACGCTGTAAATCTCGAGGAACGAAAAAGCTGGGATCAGGGTCAGAAAGAACACGTTTCGAATCACAAAGATGAGGAACGAGAGACTTCTCATCTCCGGCATTCTGGTGGTCGTTCGCAGAGACGTTAACGGTAATGGTACCGTAAGACTCACCAAGACCGGGAGTAGTGAAAGCATAAACGAAGTACTGGTTCTTCTGACTGGAGCCAGCGGTGGGAGCAGTAACAGTCAACAAAGTGGGAGCTATGGAAATAGGAGTGTTAACAGTACTGATGATGGAAGAGGTGGAAGTAGCAATAGTGGTAGCGCCAGAAACTCCAGCTCCGTATGAATTACGAAGGAGCTGAAAAGAAATTTGCGAAGTGTTACTGGAAGTAGCCAAGCCAGTACCAGTGATGGTGTAACTACCGGCTGACAACTCAAAACAACAATTGCGAGCAGCAACAAGGGTGGAGCCGCCAGAAGTAACTACCAAATCGTCAATGTTCGTACCAGAAGAAACAACGTGCTCAGCTACAAAGGACAGCGGAGCGTTGGAAGCAGGAGCAATTCCATTGCCAGCTCCGGAAGCACCAACTGAGCCACCACCAGAGAAATTGGTGGTGGACCCCGGCTTGGGGTCAGAGTACTCAACGT